TACAGCAGACAGCGTAGAAGTTCGAGTTGGATACTATGCCCAACTTGGTTGCCGCGCTCCTGGCTGGAATGGTCGAGTAACTTTAGCTAGCTAATGGTAATTAAAAACGGGGCCCTAAAAAGCCCCTGTTTTTTCTAAGGAGATATAAAGATGGCAAGTAGAATATTTGGACCACTCCAAGCGCTCGATAAAGAAATTAAGATTCTGTCTGGACTCGTAAGTATCCACACAGACGCTTCAATTTTATCTCAAACGCTTTTAGGTGGAACATTCAGTAAAACTGGAACTGGCGAATATACGCTAACACTTCAAGACACTTATCCTGAATTGTTAGCTTGTTTAGTTTCAGTAGAAGCAGCGGTTGCTGTTGATTTAGTAGCTCAAGTTAAAAGCCAAACGGTTTCCACAACGAAACTAGTAGTGATTAATTTGAATACAGCAGCGACGCCAACAAATCCAAGTGCAGCATGTAAAATTCATGTAACACTTGTTCTTAAGAACTCAACCATTCAACCATAAGAAGGAGTCTTTTTATGATGATGGCAGATGAGCCTAAGAAAATGGCGGCTTTGATTTTAGCAGGCCCTAAGAAAATGGAATCCGAAGGGGAACCTAAGGAAGAAATGGACCCAGGGCTTATGAGTGCCGGTGAAGAAGCTATGAAAGCTATGGAATCGAAAGATGCTATGGCTTTTGTGAGCGCATTAAAAGATTTCGTAGTGATATGTAAGTCTCTTGATGACTCATCCGAGTACGAAGAAGAATAATAAAACGATGGGGGCTTAAAAAGCCCCTTAGTTTTTGGGGGTCCTATGGCTACGAAGACGTTAACAGCGATGCGAACTGAAATTGCTAACCGAGTGAATTTCACGGTTCCAGCATCTTCCGGCACTTTTATTACAATTTCCGAAGCCAATGCGATGATAAACGCTTCGATCGCTGAGCTTTACGACTTAATTACCCAGAAATTTGGTAACGATTACTTTGTAAAAGATCCTGCTTATACGTTTCCCTTAGTGAGCGGCACAGAGTCTTATGCTCTACCTTCTGATTTCTTTAAATTGTTGGGAGTAGATTTTCAATTATCTTCAGATGAGGCGATTACGCTAAAGCCTTTTATGTTTTCTGAGAGAAATCAATATACGAGGTCAATTGTTCGAGGGTTAACGAATGCTGAGTTTATGCGTTATCGTATTCGGGCTGGGAAACTTTGGTTTTCACCTAAGCCATCCTCCACAAACACCATTACCGTTTGGTATGTGCCACTTCCGACAACTCTTTCAGCCGATGGGGACACTTTCGACGGATATAATGGATGGGAAGAATACGTCATCACTGACGTTTGTATTAAGTTTTTAGGCAAAGAAGAATCAGATGCCTCTACTTTCATTGGAGCGAAGCAAGCTCTCATTACTCGTATCGAAGAAGCTGCAGGAAATCGAGATGCTGGGTCTAGTGCGAGAATTACGGACGTTCAAAGAATCGGGTTTGAATCCGATCAAGGCTTTTGGGGTGCTTCTTGATAGCTCAGCTTATAAAGTTAAGAACAAAGTCACTGGAAACTGACACCCTTCAAGACAACGTTTTCGAATGGACCCAATCCGTCATCAATCAGACTCTCTTAAAGGGCCAATTAGTTTCTGACATTATCGTCACCACCCAAACGACAACCATAGCTCACAAGTTGGGCCGAGCTTATCAAGGCTGGTTCATAGTAAATAAGAACGCGGCTGCAGATGTTTGGGATGCTGGAATTACCACTACTGATATTACCAAGTTTTTGATTTTAGATTCTACGGCCACCGTAACTATAGACATCTGGGTTTTTTAATGGCGACAGAAGATCAGAAAGTTTCGATAGATTTTGGTCAAGGGGTTGATCAGAAGAGCGATTTTGCCCAAGTGATAGGCACTAAGCTTTCCTCATTAGTAAATCGTGTTTTTACTAAAGCCAAACAACTAAAAAAAGATTTTGGGTTTAGTCAGATTTTTACTTTAGCTTCGTCGAAGGGCTTTCTTTTCAAAGATGTCTTGTGTGTTAATAATACTAGTTCTGGCTTCATTCTAGGTTATTCACCTGAATTAGCGGGGTTAAGTTTAATAGGTGCACATACTCAAACACAAATTTCCGTCGACCAAATGATTGGTGACAGTACTTCAATCAAAGGCTTTAAATCTGTATTGCTATCAACGGGTGCAGATGGCGATTATTATATATCAGTATTCTTATTATCTACTGGCCAGTTGAACTGGTTTTCCAGCGACGCTTCATCAGGCACTCTTATAAACAGCGGAACCTTGTCCGCAAGCGCCGATTCTTTTCAGGCTTTTACTTTCGGACTTGATTCAAACGGAGATCCGGCCGTGACAGTAGTCTACTACGCCACTAATGTAGGCTTTGCACAATATACAGTTATAGGACGCCAATCTGCTGGCGGCCCAGGTTCGTTGACCGCTGATATTGGCGGAACCATAATTATTTATGATGTTTCATATAATGATACGACATTCAAAGTTTTTTATAGAGATGTCAGCACTGGCGGTTTAATCATTAAATCTTATAACACGAGTTTTGCTGAGGTCGATACGGTGACCCTCACGGCCACGACTCCACAGAATACGACAGCATTGTCGATAGTAGAAAATTCATCAACTGGAACAATATGGGTCACGTATGGCTTATCATCTTCTACGACTCTTTACGCACAAGTATTTGATTCCTCATTAACAGGGACACTCGCTGAGACAACGCTAACCACATCATGGAATTTTCCTCAGCCAAGCTCTGGAGATAGAAGTGCCACGACACAAATGATCGGGGCTTTTAATTCAAGTACTCAAATCACTTGGGTGGCTGATGATAGTGATGGAATTTACTCCGTCACCCTCACATCTGCAGGAGTTGTCGGAACTTATACGTTTATTCATAAAGATATCGCGATTGTTTCTAAGGCGTTTGTCTATGGATCAGAAGCCTATTTTATAGGGATATTGAAATCTGATTTTCAAGGCGCTGCTTATGTATGTAGTTTTCTAGGATTAAATAGAAGAATAGTGGCAAAGGCCTTGATCGATAGGCAGGGGGATTGGAGCTATTCAGTCTCTGGGATTCCTTTCATATCTACCGATGGGTCTGGTCAATTTTATATACCAGTCCAAGCGAAGACTAAGCAAATAACAGAGACTGTTGACCCAACATCTGATCCAGACGGAAATGTAGTAAGTTCTAATTTTGGTGGCGTAATCATAACCGTAGATTTTGATTCGGATATTCAGACGCAATCCGTATCTCTAGATAAATTAACGTATTTGACGGGTGGAGTTACAAAAGTAATTGATGGCCAATCTGTTCGAGAGGCTGGATTTCATTCTTATCCTGAAATTATTTCCAGCAGCACATCCACGACCATATCTCTTAGCAATTTTACAATATCGATAGCTCAACAAGGTACGGCGGGGGTCCGAGAAATAACAGACATTACTTGTAGCGCTGGCGCTTATATAGCAGGTGGTCAATATTTCAATTTCACGACCACGACCACTTCTTATTATACTTGGTTTATAAAGAACGGATCTGGAACGGACCCAATACCAGGAGGCAGGACCTCAACTGGACCAGTTACAATATTTGGGACTGATTCGGCGGCTGAAGTGGCTCAAAAATTAGCTACCGTTTTGGACACTGTTGCAACACTCACGACCCCAATTGTAACGGGAAATGTTGTTAGAATTACTAATAGTGGGAATGGAGTTGTGGCAGACGCCGCAAATATTACAGTAGGGCTAGGAAGAATTGCGACTGGAAATTATCAGTATGTTGTCGTAAGAGAGCTTATAGATTTTCAAGGTAATCTCCATCGAAGCGCTCCAAGTGTTCCCTACCTTCTCACTTCAGCATCTGCCACCACGAGTTTTAGAATAGATCAAGAACCGTTTACCGTTTCGGATCGCCCGACAAGTATAAAACTTGTTTTATATAGAACCTTAGTAAATTCGGGGAGTCCTTTTTATAGAATAACTCCTGATTCGGAGCCAATTTATAATCAAGTTTCTACGAATACGCCTATTCAGCTATTGGATACGCAGTCAGATGCCGAAATATCTGACAATGAAGTACTTTATACAACCGGGGGCATTTTAGAAAATGCGAACGTCCCTCCTACGAGACAATTAAGACTAATATCCAATCGAATATTTGGTATTGATTCAGATCAAAATAATGTCATTTTTTCTAAACCTCTTGAGAGAGGATTAGAAGCTTCATTCCCTGCTGAATTCACCATAGAGGTCGAGAGAACTAATAAATCTTTGATCGATATTTTTAGTATCGATGAGAAATTTATTATTTTAAATGAGGAAAGGACTTTTTACTTTATAGGATCTGGACCTAACAACTTAGGAGAAGGTGGAGCTTTTTCTAATCCAGAGCCTATTCTTTGTCCTGTGGGTGGTAGAGACACTGGCTCATCCGTAGAGATTCCTCAAGGGGTTATGTTCTCAAGTCCTAAAGGAATTTATCTTTTAGGAAGATCTCTTGAATCGGCGTTTATAGGTGCCGATGTAGAAAACAAGAAGGCTCAAAAAGTTTTAAGTGCGATTAAAACTCCAGACTTGGCTCAAGTAAGATTTCTCTTAGATGACGGCACCATTTTAATTTACGACTATGATTTTCAGCAGTGGAGTTATAGAACTTTCACCGAGATAACGGCCATTTCTGATATGTTAATTTATGAAGACTCAATCGCATTGATATGTAATTCATCTTCCGGCGTTTATTTACAATCCTCTGGTTTTCAAAATATAGATGCTAGTTTAGCACCAACGAACTTCACCACTTCCCTAGAAACAGGCTGGATTAATGTTGGTGGAATTCAGGGCTATCAGAGAGTCAAAAGAGCGATCATTTTAGGGCAATATAAATCAGCCCATACGCTTAACGTCTCGGTGGGCTATGACTATAGCACCTCGTATGCAGAGACTTATACGTTTACACCGGCTTCAGGAGATCCACTTCAATTTGAATTTCAGATAGGGAATCAAAAGTGCTCGGCAATTCGATTTAAGATTGTTGATTCTGCGGTATCGGGGGACCTTTTAGAAGGTAACACGTTAACTAATCTAACTTTAATTGTTGGAGTTAAAAAAGGCATTAGTAAGTTGCCTTACACAAAGAGAGCTTAAGGGGGAGTTTATGACAGAAGAAGAACGCCGAAAGATTATGATGACGAGTAGCACCCAACAGCAAGTGCAACAACCTGCTCAGAATCAACCTCCTGGCTACTTAGCGTTATTGCCAAAAGCATCTCCTTATTTTCAGGCTCCCGAAGGGTCGAGGGCTGAGTATGTTGGCCAGCGCGTAAGAGAAGAACCCTATGAAGCTACGAAACGAATGTTCGAGGCTCAGCAAGTTTTACAAGACACAGGCTACAAAGTTAATGAAGCGGCTTTTAATATCCCTAAATACGACGCTACTCGATCAGGCTTAGCAGCTGGTGCCACTGGTGCAGGAAGCTCAGTAGATCAATATTATGGTGGGGCTCAAAAAGGTTTAATTTCTCAATTACAAAATAGAGCAGCTGGATTAGCTCCCTCGGCAGCGGAGCTTCAAATGCAAAGAGGAATGCAACAAGGCATGGCTCAAAACTTTGCCTTAGCTAATTCTGGTAGAGGAAATTCTACAGCTCTTGCACGACAAGCTTTAAGACAAAATGCAGCGATGCAAGGGGATGTGATGGGTCAAGCTGGAGTTCTTAGAGCACAAGAGCAAGCCGCTGCCGAGCAAGCCTTAGGTGGTCAAATAGGACAAGGTAGAGGCCAAGCTGTAGATGAGCAGCAAATGGTAAACCAATTGATTCAATATTACACGAGTGCAGGAATGAACTTGGATCAAGCTCAAATGGCAGCTCAAGTTGAGCTAGAGAAAATGAAACAAGGTGGATCATTACAACGGCAATCGATAGGAGCGGGTTTAGCACCAGCATCACATAGCACGCCTGGACTAATGCAAACGGTAGTTGGGCCAGTACTGGGAGCAGCGGCAGGTGTAGGCGCAGCATTCGCAGGAAAGGCTTAATTTATGGCTGAACAACTTTATTCCTCGGTTCCAGATCCAGATGAAGAATACTTAAAGAAGGTTCTCTCTGGAACGGCTCAAACTAATCCGGTTCCACCACCTGCTTTCGTGCCAGATTATATGACGGCAGAATCGACGGCGAAGAGCATGATGGCTAATCCTCAAATTGGTTTTGAAGAAAAGCTTCCATCGATGGATTATCTGCAAACTATTAAGCAAAAACAGACTGAGATAGGTGAGCTTAAAAAGCAAAAAGAAACGAAGGATTTAGACAATCTAGCTAATAACTACAATCTTTATAAATCGAAGGCAGAAGAAATGGGTTTACCTGTTCCTCCACAGCCGAAAAGATTAAAAGAATATCTATCTACAAAAGAGAAAGAAAACGTTGCTGCCTCACAAGCTGTAGTCGAAGAAAGAAATGCAGCTGATAGAAATGTTGGAAGTGCTGATCCTACTAAAAAGGTAGCTATAGAAGGCCAAGTTTTAAATGAGCCTTATTTGAACGCTCTTTCTCCAGGATATAATCAGCAAAAATCTTCCTTACAACAGCAAGCCAATATCGCCACACAAAAAGCGAATGAAACGGCTAGTTACTATGAACAACTAGATAAAAACCTAGCCGATGTAGAAGCTAAAAGATTAGAGCGAGAAAACGAAGCTAAAACCACTCTCGATAATCAAATGAAAATTATAGATGTGGCGAAAGATGATTTAAGAAAATCCGACATGGACCCTAACCGGGTTTGGAAAAGAATGAGTGCTGGTAACGAAATCCTGATGGGCATTTCCTTAGCCCTAGGAGCCGCTGGCCAAGCAATGTCTAGAACTGGCAATAACCAGGCTCTTGATGTTCTCAATCGCATTATCGATAGAGATATTGATGCTCAAAAAGAAGAGATTTCTAAGAAAAAAGGTTTAGTAGATGCCGAGTCAAATGTTTATCAAATAATGAGACAGAAGTTTGGAGACGATAGGTTGGCAGACTCCGCCACTCGTCAGTATTACATAGAAGCTCAGAAGCTAAAGCTAGACCAAGTCGCTGCGAAATATGGTGGAAAAGAAGCGACTGCTAAAATAGGCCAACTTCAAGGTGCTTTATCAGTAGAGCAACAAAAAGAAGCTATGCAATTCGCAAAGCTTTCGGCTGAGATTTCAGACACGAAGGCAAAGTCAGCTAATTTAAATGCGGATAAGTATGTGCCAGGGTTAAAGCAATACGCTTTGACCGCAGACGATGCGAAGGAATTAAAGAAAGCTGATTCGGATAGAAATTCTGTTAAGCAAGGCATCAATCGCTTGAAAGAGATTAGAACGAAGTACGGATCTGAATTATCTAATCGAGCGGTGGTCGCAGAAGCCAAAACTATAGCTACCGATATGCTTTTAAAATATAAGAATATCGCTCAACTCGGAGTTCTTTCTAAATCGGATCAAGATTTATTGGATAAATTAATGCCGGCAGATCCTACTCAGTTTGAATGGACGGGATCAACCATGGCTCAGTTAGGAGCATTTGAAAAACTAGTAGATAGCGGATTCCAAAATCTATCGCTTAGTAAGGGATTAAACCCAGGCGCGGCTTCTAGTGAAGAAGTAAAAGTCATCGGTGGCAAGACTTACAAAAAAGTAGGCGATAACCAGTGGCAAGAACAGGTTGCAGAATAACGTGGCGAAATTCCTCACAGACTTAGAGATCTCGGAGTTAGAGAAAGCCTCTTTGCCTTCCGAGGAGCCCACTCAAGAAGGATTTCTTTCTGATCAGGACATTGCACGCCTAGAAAAAGAAGAAATTGAATACGATAGACCTTTTGCAGCTGGCTTAGCAGGTGCCGCTCGAGGCGCATCTTTCGGATTGTCTGACGTTGCATTAACTCAAACAGGGTTAGTGGAACCTGAAACACTCCGAAAATTAGAAGAATATAATCCAATCGCCTCAACTGGCTCAGAAGTTGCTGCGGTGGTAGCCCCATTACTTTTAAGTGGAGGCACTGGACTTCTCGCTAAGGGAGTTCAAACCGCTGGTAAAGGTGTCATAGGAGCAAGCAAAGCTGGCTTAGCCGTTGAAAAAGCGGTGGCAAAGCAATTTGTATCAGACGCTTCTAAGTCGACAGCTAAGAAGGTTTTAGAGAGCGGGCTCGCAACAGGTGCAGGGTCTGCAGTTGAGGGTGCGATTTATGGTGGAGGTCAGTTAATTTCTGAATTAGCGATTGGAGAAGATACTGACTTAACGGCTGAGAAGGTTTTATCCACCATCGGTCTTTCTACTGTTTTAAGCGGTGGTTTAGGTGGAGCATTAGGCGCGATTAGGCCAGCAGCACCATCTCTTTTAAGAAAAGCTCAAAGTGCTACCAATAGGGCATTTACAGGTCTTAATGATTTGACAGGAGGTGCTTTAGATTCTGCGGCCCAAGGGGTGGCCAAGGTAGCATCAAAGTTTTCTGGTCAAGATGAAGAAGTTCTAAAAGACCTGCTCAAAAAACCTTTTCAAAAAGAAGGTGCAGCGGGCAGACGTCTGGCGACTTTGCCACAAAAAGAGGCTGAAGAAAGAGTTTTAGAACTCACGAATATTTTAGATGAACAGTACACCCACATGGAGGACGTCGCCTCTATTGTAAATCAAACGATTAGGCCTTTAGAAAGAAAAACTCTTTTTGAGCCTATCCCTGCTAAGGAGCTAGAATTAATCTTTAATCCTGGACCTAAAGCAAAAGCAGAAATTGAGGCCGCCAGGAAAGTTTTTGTTAAGGAAGAAGAAAGAAAGCTTTCCTCTTTTTTAAAAGATCCAGAAATCAAAAAAGAATTTCTATTACTGCAACAACACAAAGCCAATAGAAATGCGGCGCAGTCTTCCAAAGCGATCAAAACAGGGGTTAAGGCTGAAGTTCTTTCAGACTATGCCTTAGTCATAGAACAATTAGAAACGTCGATATCAGCTAAAGTTCCAGAATTTAAAGTTATTTCAGAAAGATTAGGAACTTTAGAAGCTCTCGAAAGAAAGCTATCTTTCTATGGTGTAACGTCTAAGGGTGTCTCAGAAAAGAAGATTCAAAATCTTTTATTAAATATAGATGACCCAGCGGTATCAAAAACAGCAAAAAACTTTCAGGCCTATAATGAGCTTCTAGGCATTGATACGGGCAAGCTTGGGCAAAAAGTTAAAGATCTTATTGATTCAGGCATAGAAGATCCTGTTGAGCAAATGACCCGAATTCAAAACTCAGCGATTAATTTAAGAAACAAAACTAAGGCAGCGATTAATGAGATGCGGCGAGAGCCTGATTTATTCGCTCCTTCCGTAGCTAGAAAATTAGAAATAGCTCTTTCTGGCATGGATACTCGATTAGACGATTCAGTAACACCATTTCAAATGTTTAATGCTATTGATGACACCAAAAAAGCGATTGATGACTTCGCGAAGTTTGGAAGAAATGTTACTTCTGAAGAAGAAGGGGCAATAAATCGTCTTCGAGAAGTAAGGCGAGCTTTTAAAGACCATTTAGAAAATCCTGTTGTTTATGGGCCTGCTGCGGTAGCTCAGCAATCGGTGAATGCCAAGCTCTCAAGTTTCTACCAAGCTAAGGAAGCTTTTAAAAAAGAATTCATGGTTAAATCCGTTAGCAAAAGCGGGGCCATAGAATATAAAATCGCTCCGATCAAAGTTAATTCATACTCAAGAAATGTAGATAGCGCGAATAATTCAATTAAAGACGACGTGCTTTTAAAATATTTAGACTCTTCTAAGGGTTTATTGGGCGAAGTGGATGAGATCTCGACTATGACTCCCGAGATCTCTGAATTAGTAAAAAACAATCCTATTTTATCTAGGGGTGGCGCTCCTAATGAAGCTTTTACTAAGCACATTCAAAATTTGATTGAACAGGCTTCGAAGAGGTCGGATTTAAAGACTTTGAAGAGCGGAGAAGGTTTAGGTTTATCTCCTGCCGATATATTAACGGGAGCTGTTTCTTACGCGGTAGGTGGTCCTTTAGGAATTGGAATTGTTTACGGCTTAAAGCTTCTGAATAATCCTGGAAATTTAGTTGAGGGATTAGCAGCTCTAGAGCGAATGACGATGAGCGTGAATAAAAGAATTTCTTCTTCTTTAAATGGATTTGTTAAAAACGTTGCTGGTGCTACAGAAAAAGTTAAAGCCAAGGTGGAATTAAGCGCAGTGACTGGCTCTCAAATCTCCGATAAATCTGATTTATCAAAACTGATTACGCCTGTTTCTGTAACTATTTTAGGGAATACCAGTTTTAACGGCAAGAGGTCTAAATCAGAAAGCTCTAGACAAGAAGCTTATAAAGATCGAATGGAAGAACTCGCTCGTCTTTCTTCTAATCCATATTTAGTCGCAGAAATACTTTCAAAAAATCTTTATGCGATTTCTACGGTAGCTCCGAAAGTAAATGAATCGATGGTTATGCAAGCCATGACTGGTCTTCAATATATTTACGAAGCCGCGCCAAAAAATCCTGGCTTAGGAATGTTTGGTAAGCGCCCATGGAATCCTTCTGATTTTCAATTGGCTAAATGGGAAAGAACGGTGGTTGCTGTCTTAGACCCTCTTTCTGTTTTAGATGATTTAAAAAAAGGTACGTTAACGCATGAGGCGGTCAATGCGATAGAAGCGGTTTATCCCAAGCTTTATGCAGAGATTCAAGGGCTAGTAATGGAGAAAGCCTCGGCTTTAAATGAGGAGCTTCCTTATGCGAAGCGCATTCAATTAAGCATTTTATTTAAAGTTCCGCTTGATGATGTGATGAAGCCAAACTTTATAAATATGTTACAAAACAATTTCATGGTTTCTGAGCCTCAAGATGGTCAGAATGCTAGTGGGATCGAGAATTTAGAATTATCTGGGTCTAGGGAGACTCAGATAGAACGAATACAAAATAAGTGAGGCCCTGCGCGTTTAAGCGCTAGCTCGCTAGAGGGGAATCAAAATGTCTACAGGTAAAAAAGTATTAGAGCCTTATCTATTAGTGTCCGCTGGGGATATGTCAGCAGACATCATAAGCGCATCATTCAATGTAAAAAATATAAATGATATTGGCATGCAGTTAGTTTTCACTGGATCACCAACAGGCTCTTTTTTTGTGCAAGCTTCAGTGGATGGCAACACATGGGGAAGTATCACCACTAGTCCAGCGAGCATCTCGGCGGCAGGAGCTGGCGGCAATCATGAGATTGATTTAGAAGGTTATTCCTTTCCTTACATCAGACTTTTTTATGATTTTACTTCAGGATCAGGCTCTTTAAATGTTTATATCTCCGGGAAAGGGAATTAATCATGGCGTATTTTACCTATGTAAATTCAGAATCAGGTGGATCATCGGGGTCGGGTGATGTTGTAGGGCCTGGCTCAGCGACAGATAATGCGGTAGCAAGATTTGACGGAGCTGGTGGAAAGTTAATTCAAACCTCCCTAGCTCTTTTAACAGATGCGGGCGCTCTTTCTGGAATCACAACGTTTGTAGCTTCTGGTAGCGTGACTGGTGCGTCATTTATTCCAACTAGCTCGTTAATTCCAGCGTTGGGCATATATACAAGTAGCGCCAATCGAGTAACAATTGCAGCTAACTCTATAAAAGCGTTGGACGTTGGCGAATCATCAGGTAATGCGTTTATTGTTTTAGGCACTTCATCAGCAGGCTCATCTTCTGTCTCCTGCTCCGTAAACGACGGCTCTGTAGTTTACAGCGGTAGCGGTAGCTCCAGTGGCGGTGGAAACCTACAAGTTTTCGGCCCTAGTCATGCGACGCTACCAGATCGAATAAACCTAAGACAAAATTCAACAACTGTTTTGTCAGTAGCGGAAACAACTGGGGCTATTACAATTGGAGCTGCTGCTTTCACCCAGACGCATACAATTGTTGGACGTCTTTCAATTGCTGTCAATGCTAACCAAACTTCTAGCCTAACCTTAGGAAATTCCAGCGCTGGCGCTAGTTCGTTTACAAACCTTGTACTAAACAACTCTGGGTCGATCGGTAGTGAAGTGTCTGTAAATTCACTTCTATCTGGGGCGGCAGCGAGTGTTGTCATAGCCTCAGCTGGGGGGGTGGCCTTTACGCGGTTTGGAAACACAACTACTTCAAAATTTTGGTCAGTAGGACAAGAAGCCAGTGCGAGCGATCAATTCGTAATCGCAAGAGGAACCGGGCTAGCGAGCAATCAATTTTTAAGGATTTCTGATACTGGACAGGTAACAGTAGGGAACTCCTCTAGTCTTTCGACGACAGGGCTAATCGTTCATGGAGAGCAAAAAACCTTTTTGGGTACTGCCGCCACTTCTGCAATACACGGCATAAAAGCTCAAAGAATGCAAAGTACTTCAGGCTCTTCATTAACTTTGGATGTCTGTACAGTAGACGTTTCTGCAGATACGACATCGAATGCGGTTGGGATTTTCATTAGAGTAGTTTGCGCTAATATCACGGCTAGCGGAGCTGAGGAAACTAATGTGGCCGCACACGTTTATTTTAGCGGTGGAGTTGGTGTTTTTGTTGCGGGCACTTCGGTTTTGGCAGCTGGGGTTGGGTCGGGCCTTACTGATCCAACTATCGCTTGGTCAGGAGCTGGCGATAGTAGAATTCTTCAGCTCACTCTTAATAATACTAATACAGTGCATATGATCGAAGTTTCAGCGGTATCTAGAGTGGCTGGCAAAGTAACCCTTGATTCGAGTTTTTAATTAATGATGTTTGAAGGTTTGATTTAATGGCAAGAGAGCTAAATAAAATTTTAGCCAATGAACTTCCTATTTCTTCTAATTACACATCAGAAGCTATAGAGCTTTTGTTTTTAGAGGCGGGTAGTTTTTCAGCTAAATTTTCTAACTCAGCTGGACTTGCTGGGTGTTCAGCTTATCTCGAAGGCTCAGATATTGTTATCGACACTGGGGGAAGTAGAATCGCCAGCGTCGATAATGATGACTGGACTAAAATTAATGGCAGCGATCTTTCAATTTCTACAGATACTAAGTATCGGTGGAATATCATGAAAATATCATGTCGATGGATGCGGTTTAAGTTAGTTTTAAGTGGCGGGTCTTTAGATTTAACTCTTACGGTTAACGGAAAGTCAGGTTAATCATGGCTGAATCAATTGATTTACCATTACTTAATATTAATTCCACAACTCTTGGAGCTCTTGGTAGAAATTATCAAGAAAAGATTTTGGGTCAGGATCATGCGACCACAACCACTCCTCGATTAATTTACACAGTACCCGCTGGAAAAAGAGCCGTCATATACACAGTGAATGTTGCAAACTCTGATGTTTCATCTAGAGAGTGGTCTCTTTATATTGATGCGTCTGGTGGCACGACATATGACAAAACAACTCGTGTCATAGCGAAGGCTAATATTATAGCTGAAGAAACCCAGATTATTACGAATGCCAATTATACTATCGGACCAGGAATAAACGTGGCTTGGGATGCTTCTTTAGCGGATGAATTAACGATCACTCTTTTTGGCGTAGAGATTGAAGATATATGAGCGTTCAATATGTACCATCTAGGGCGATTTCAGCAGATGCAGCATTAGCTCTAGAAGAGCCCTTGGAAGTCGATAATGCCGTCACTATCCGAGATCCTGTTTACATTAGTAGCCCTGGCCTCGTGTCTCCTGGCAGGGCAGATGACGTGAATAAGTCTAAAATAATAGGATTTGCTTTAACCACTCAGGCCTCTGGTGAAACGGTGACGGTTCGTAAGGGTGGAAGTTTAGATGGATTTTCTGGTCTTACAGAAAACGTTAGAATTTTTGTAGATCCTAGCGGTGGAATTACTCAAGTGGCGCCAGTCGGGATAAACGAAAGCATAGTTCAATTGGGAATAGCGCGTAGTGCCACTAGAATTGATATTGACATTCAACAGTTAGTGAGAAGAGGGACGTAATCGATGAGTAAAAAAATTAAAGAAATTAAAGAAGATGAAGAAACGATATATCCTTCAGGTTATTTAGGGACAATTCCTCAAGAGATTTATTGGGAGTGGCGCACAAGCTGCTCAGAGCTGAATGTCGCCAAAGAAAAGGTTTTTGTGAAAAAGCTTGAACACCAAATAATGCTAAGCAATATAGAAATCAGCAAATTGCGCAGCGAGCTATTTTCACAAAAGATAAAGGATTTTATCGTTTCTGTTGATATACATTCTCAAGAATTAGAAAATTCTAGGAAAAAAATTGAGGCGTCTATTGGTGCGCCTATAAAAGACTGTATAATTAATGAAGTGTTTCAAGTTATCAGGGACGATCCGGCCCCACCTTCTATGGGTGAGGCTATCACTAAATAGTTAATCAAGGGGAAAATTATATATGGCGCAAGTTAAACTTTTAAAAATTGATACCGATGGAGTTAGCGTAGAGTTCGGATCGGCTGATGACATCACTCTAAATTCATTTACTGCTGGTGCGGGTCCTGAAATGAGCCCAACTGGTATTGTTATGAATGGACAAGATCTCACCGATCTTTCTGATTTAGAATTTACCGACCCTTCTGTTGGAACGATTAACCAAACTGTTGGAGCTTTAATTGCTGACAACATCATGGGGAAAGAAAGAAACAACGTCATTTCGACATCGGGGGCAATTTTGTTTCCTGCCATTTCCGATTCTGCTGGTGAAGTGGATTCTTTCAAGGTTCCTAGCATGGCGGCGATTCCTACAGCGACACCCGCTTTTAGTTCTGTCCAAGGTTATTTAACCGCTTTCGGCGGGTCTCTTTATATGTGGAATGGTTCTGCCTGGAATGACTTAGGGATTTCAGATTCTGCGAATTCTATTCAAAATCTATACACAGCTGACGAAGCTTTGGCCGCCAATGATCTTTTATATATCAGCGCAGCCGACAACGTTTCTCTTTCGAACGTATCGTCTGGTGGGGCGTCATCGAGAGTAATTGGTTTGGCAGTCGCCGCAGCAATCGACACAGCACCAGTTTACGTACAATCCGAAGGCGTGAAGGCTGGATTCACTGGCTTAACAGCTGGGGCAAGATATTTTGCTAATCCTTCCGTAGCAGGTGGAATCACTTCTACTAAACCAGTTGGGTCGGGAAATACGATCGTTCAAATTGGTTATGCAAAAAGCGCAACTCAAGTTCATTTGCATATCGAACAATTAGGGCGATTGGCTTAATTAAAATAGGGACTAAGAGGGACTAAGGAGGAGCTCTAGGGCTCCTCCGCTTTTTTATGGCAAGCAAAGTAAAGCCTTTAAAAATAAATGATGATGACGAAGACGTCCCAATTCCAAGAGAATTCAGTCAGACCGATTATGCTGATCTCAAGGGTGTTTCTTTTGAAGGGTCGGACAATAGTTTATTGGATTTAAGCGCAGGTGATTATCTTCAATTCAAAGATGCTCGCTTTACCTCGTCCATTCCTTTTAAAAACATCGTTCAGATGAATTCTTCTGTTTATAACTCCGAAACTTCTGCTACCACTTTTACAACAGCCGGTAAATTTATTTATCTGGGAACCTCTGCCTTTGGTGTGGCTTTTACTAAGCTTAGGATTATCTCCTTAATGAGCAATTCTTCTACAGAGGGCGAGGTTCGCCTTTATGATGTGACTAATAATTTACAAATTGGGATTATTACGGTTACTTCCACAACCAGCTCTATATTAACTGCACCCTCTATTTCAAATGTCCCTTCCTCGGAGGCTATTTTTGAGATTCAATTTAAAAGAACAGTAGGTAGCGGAACTAAAAAAATATTATTACATGCAATTCAGTTAGGCTGGGATTAATGGCGGATTTGTTTAAATATCGTGTTTACTGTGAAACGGATTCGGTTTATGAAACAATTTGGGCAGAGACTGAGCCCACGACTTGCCCAGTTAATACTTCACATTCAATCACCTCTAGCGCGACCAGTATAATCGATACCATTCTTAGCGTTCCTTTATCCGATAGTGACGGCGCGCCTATGTCTCGATTAAAGATGTTTAAAACTAGCGTCTCGGTAAGATTTCATTTTATAGATTTAATTTTATCCAAGATAGGTGGGCTTTATCATAAGAAGTTAAATGGCGATGATATGGAATGGTGCACTTACAAAATCTATGATGCCAGTGATGTGGAGATCACAAGCGCGCTTGATGAATTAAATGCCGTAAAAACGGTGGTTGATTGGGAGCCTCCCAGCATAAATTATGAAATTATAGGCGGGGCTTTTTATCAAAACTCAGTGCCATCAGACGATATTTATGTTTGGACCATTGGTGTTCCGGATGTTTCAGAAGCTTATGGTGGTTCAATAGCTTTTGCCACCTCTGCCAATTTAAAGAATATGGGGTCAGGGTTAGCTTTTGTTATCGATGGGAGAGTACCTAAACAGATGACCTATAGCGCCAGCACTCATAGTTCGAAATTGAGATTTGTTTTTAAACATTCAGCGGGGGATCAGCACAAGGCCAGCCTTCGCATCGATACAGCCTATTAATGAAACTGGTTTTTGTAAGAAATAATCTGGAATTAGGCTCTTGGCTGATAAGGTGGGGGTCCCATGAAAAGTTTGGAAAAGCCGATGAGATTTCTCATTGTGGAATACTTTTCAAAAATGGTTTATTTTTTCATTCCACTCTTTCGAGTGGTGTTCACTTTTCACTTTATGAAACTTATATAAGAACACCAGGGTTAGATATCGTTGGGACATTAGAGCCAAGAATGGAGCTCTCCGAAAATGAGGAGCAGGGCTTCGCCACTAAACTCACAGAAACTTACAATAACAAAAACTATGACATCGGAGCTTTTTTTTATTTAGCATGGGCTTTCTTTAAGAAAAAGATTCTCGGAAAGCCTTTACCAAAGTTTAACGAGTTAGATGAGAAGGAATCGCTCCTTTGTTTCGAGCTTATAGAAGGCATAAAAACTGGATTTAGAGAAGTTCTTGGCATTGATTTCTTATCTGAATTTGATGAATCTGAGCTTATGTGGCCACAAAAACTTTTTGAGATTCTTTTAAAAGAGCCTAATTTAAAGGGTGGCTATCATGATTAGCGAATTGGTTAACGGAGTGGGTTATTCTATCCTTTTGGGCTTATTAGGCTGGGTCTCTCATTCTATTTACAGGTTTAATAGAGAGCTCCTTCAACAGGAAAAAAGAATCATTGAAGAAGTGGGAAAGATGGTGGCTCGTGAAAAAACTGAATCTGTACTCGCGCATAGAAGAATTGGGATCTTGGATCAAACAGTGGGGGATCTCACTGAGGAAAAGTTTGATTCGCGCATCGTTGCGGCGGGCTCACAGCCGCCGCCGAAGATTTCAAGAGCGCTTAAAAAGCTCCTTAGTTCTGACTAGAAAGGTGAGGGAGAAGAACGATGATTAGTATCTTTGAAATAGTAAGAATTGATCTCTGGGATGGATTAGATCCAGACCACAAATTAAACCTTCAGCACCTTCACTACGCCGTTAATTCCATTCGATCCCATTTTAAATTTCCTCTCATTATCAACAATTGGACCAGTAGAAGGAATAGTGGCTATAGGACTCTAGAGGACCATTTTGCTACCTATAAAGTGATTAACGATAAGAGGCTAAAGGAGGGTAAACCTATGCTTACGCCTCCCATGAAGTCGATGCATCTTTCTGGTAGCGCCGCAGACCTTTACGATCCACGATTTATGTTTAAGAGATGGGCTCTCGATAATCTTCATCATTTTGAGAGACTTGATTTATATATGGAAGATTTTGACGCAACGGGTGGTTTGAATGGTGGATGGGCGCATTTACAAACGATGCCCACAGTAAGTGGAAAACGTTTCTTTAACCCCTAAGTTATCTTGTAAAAATTCTTAAGATACCAAACAATAAAAATAGGGGGAGATTATGGAATTTTTAAAAGGTCTAGTGTCGGGTGAGTCTGGAGCGGTGGCTCAGATTCTCGTTATTATTGGGATTGTAAACGGTAGCATGGCAGGCTTAAGCCTCATTATTGCTTCCTTTAAAGATAAGACGGAGACAAAAATTGACAACCAAGTTTACAGCGTACTTACATCTATTCTTCATTATGCTTCCGTGGTTGTTGATTTCTTGTCAGCCAATACGAAGCATGTTTCCAAAGAGGGACAAGCCAAAGCTTCGGAAGGACAGCCTAAGTAAAAATGATCTCCCAACTTCTACAAGCATTCCTCGCGATTCCTCGTCTGATTAATCAGATAGAATCGCTCATAAAAATGATGAAGAAGGCGGAAGAGAATCATTGGTTTGATAAGTCTATGGAGATTGAACGAAAAATGAATGGAGCTATGAGTGCCAAAGATAAAGTGGAATCTGCCAAAGCCATTCAAGATCTTATTGCTAAGTCTTAGCCTCTCTGGGTGCGAGGATGCGCCGGTGGTAGAAGTCTGCGTGCTTCACTCTGTACCAGGCGAGGAATTTAAAGCGGAGTGCGTTCAAAAAGACGGCCATTCTATCGAAAGAAGCTCCTACGAAATTGATAAATATATAGCCATACCTTATCAAGATGCCCTTGATTATTTTCGTTACTGTAAAAGAAAAGGCGGTGGCAAATGAGCGATGATATTGATGATAAATGGGAAGAAGTAAAAGATTTCTACGAGAGAAACTATCGAGGGCCTGATAAAAAACCGATTCGATTTAAGAAGAGATTATCGGATGCGAAGATTCTTTTTTTACATCAACAGATGGTAAAGCTTAGTTTTTCTGTTGCTCAGTATCTAAACTCGGCGTCTTATTATATTCAGGAGCTTGCGAAGGAAGCTGATCTTCCGGTGCCGATTCCAAGACATTTGAGATAACGGTAGGCATTTCCTGAAAGGCTGTTTTTTCTAGCTTGTCGATTTGAGACCAAGCGTCATCGAGAACTTGTCGGCCTTCTCGCTCGTAAAGGCTAGGGGTTTGAGTGGTTAAAATATCTTTGGCTCGTCTACAGGCTGATACGAAGCCATCTATCCAATTTTTCGATTCCTTTGATACTTCCATTTTGTTTCCCTTTTTGATTTCGCTCTCTAGTTTGTAAACGTTAGCCTTCAAAGAGGTTAGTTCTAGCATAACCTCCGTATCAAGTTTTTCTCGCTGCACCAGGTAAAAGTATAGGGCGATACAAGCGAGGATCATGACGATAAAAGTTATCAAATCCCGCTTTGAATTCTGTAATAAATTCATCGTGCCTCAAGGATACTAGGTTAAGGTTCAATGGATCTATGGTTTTTTTTTAGCAACCAAAGCATCGCCTTTTAAAGTTTTAATTATAAGATCAAACTCATCGGCTGGTACAGATTCCCAGCGGCTTTGCCCTAGGCGGGTTAGTAAGTCGGCCACTTCGTTAGGCTTCCAGCCCAACTGGTTTGATAATCGAAAAATCTCTTTTTGTTGAATGCCGGAAAGCTTTAAAACGTGTGCTTGTTTGGCGAAAGTTTTAGGAGGAAGCTCCGGACGTAGAATGGCACGCTCACTTTGATTTTTGGCGATTTGCCCGTCATCGTCTGATTCGTCTTCTTTGATCACCACTCCGACGATTGCCGCTAGTGCGTAGCGTCTTGCGTAGGTAAGAGCCGAGCCCAAGGCTTGCATGGTCGGCTGACCCATTAAAAGCGGGCAAGAGCTCTCAATGCTTTGACCTGAGATGTGGATGAGTTTTGTGTTAAGAAAAGGCTTTCCATCAAGCGAGCAGATAGTTTGAGTCACGCATAGATTATTTTTAGTTAAAGAGTCTCTGCAAGCTTCCCAAATGCTTTGAAGGGTCGCGTAGTCGCTTCTGAAGTGAGGATTAGTTTTATCCTTCTCAGCAGCCGAGATTTCTTTTTGAGCGCTTACTAGAGCCTTCGCTATCTCATTTAACAAAGTTACTGAATCAATAAACATTTTAAAAAGCTCCTAAAAAATTGCTTAGACGCTCGATGTGATAGTCGTCTTCTTTGGCTAAAGCCTTTAACAAGTTTTTTAATAGCGCCCGCTCCATTCTGGCTTGGTAGTTTCCAAGTTGTTGTAGCGCATTCATTCGGATATTTATTTCATTCAAATTACTAAGTTTTTGACTATGTAATTTGACGTGCTCTGCCAAGCTCAAAACGGAGCGAATCGCTAACTGTCGATAATCCACGAAAGTTTCTTAATATTTCGTTATTAAAACGTCAATTGATTCTTCATGCCTATCTTCTATAACTCTTTTTTCGATAGAGCATCTAAAAAACACGGAGTCATCGATGGATAAAAGCTGGCATAAAGAATCTTCGCACGCCTTGATGCGGTTAGAGGCATCTAATCGCCTGACACGGTCATCTTTTGTATAAAACCTAAGCCTTGGTCCACGCCATATCAGATCGAGCGTTAAGGGCCCCTTTCCTTTCAGATAAAGGGCGGCCTCGTTTACTTCCCTCAGGTTTTGAAGATACCAAGTGTGTACGAGCTGTTTATAGATTTTTAGTTGCTTAGAAGGCACTCGTCGTTTTCCGACGCTCACATACAAATTATTAGTGGTTGGAGCTACAGGAAAAAGCCTCAAAGTAATAAAAAACGGATTTCCCACCCAGAAAGTTTAAATTGATCCGAATTTATAGAAAATGAAAACCTTCTGTTGGCTACTGTGCAAATGTTTGCACACCTCTAAATAGCCTTAATCGGGTTTTAAGCCATTTCTGGGCACCCGAGGAAATTAGCTTGCGAAAGCCAATGCTCCTAGGGTTACATTCTTTTGTGTAAAAAAACAGTAGGCCTGAGATTGCCAGATCGGCACCAGAATTACTAATTTTTTTTTCACTAAGTTTAGCAGAGCTCGAGTTGGGGTATCCGGTAGGGCCGACACAAGGGAGCGATGAAGCTAAGCTTTAAACCTTTTAAACCTTGTGCAGCACCGGCAAACATACGGATACCGACCCGAGAGGGTGAGATATTCGGAGCAGATTGATTGGCATCCCACATCCTGAGCAGTAGAAGATGATTGGACTGGGACGGGAGTACTCCCGATAATACTTTTGTTTTCCAAGGGTTGGCAAAAGGAAACATTCCGGTTCAAGCGGACGATCACTGTTAGATGGTTCTAGTTATTACCAGAGTGGGTCTTTCCCCACACGGTCTTGAGACGGAGGAAGTAGTTTAAAGTAAATCATATTTTGCTAGAACCCTTCTGTCCCCAAACAGCCGTTCCCGCCCTCCAGGGTGAAAAGCTACCAGCTTGAAAGAGACTCAAAGTTCCCTTCCTAAAGAAAAGAAAAGCTAAAAAAAAGCCACCTCGAAGCTCGTGTGCTGCGAAATAGTGATGCGAGTTGAAAGATCTAAAAAAAAGAATAAAAAAAAAGAAAAGAACTAGGGGCGCTTGGAAATATCGAGGACTTTAGTAATAGGAGTTGAAAGTGAAAGCTCTATTTAAAGCTCTCTAAAAAAAAGTAAAAAAAAGCTCTTTGAAGCTCGTGTGCTGTGAAATTTTGACAACTTTAGTAAAGATCTTCAAAGGTAAAACACTCATTTAATTTACCAATAAAAAATAGAAAAAGGCGAAAGAATTTATTTCAATCTCCAAGGGTGTTGACTCGGGCTTTAAGGGGTTTGATTAACAATTTTTTAGGGATTTAAAAGCAGTGAAAGTTAAAGCTCTGTTTAAAAGTTCTCTAAAAAAAGGTAAAAAAAGCCACCTCGGAGCTCGTGCGCTGTGAAGTAGTGATGATTTTATTGAAGATCTTGAAAACTGAAACACTTTTAATTTATTAGTAAAAAAAAGAAGAAGGCGAAAGAATTTATTCTACTTTCCAAGGGTGTTGACCCTGGCTTCAAGGGGTTTTGTTATAGTTTTTTAGGGGTTTAAAAGCAGCGGCATTTTCAATTAACCTTTGGCAGGTTTTCGTTCCTCTCAAATCCGGTACTTTCAATTTAATTGGATTGGCTTCAAAATAAACTTATGGGCTCTTTTCAAGTTGATCTAAATCGTAAGCTTTTAAATAAGGTCTTGGAATCTGAGCTCAAGATAAAAACTCACATTCTTTCGGATCTTAAAACCCTAACAGGATGGCTTTATCTAGCCTCTCAAGACAAAATCCAGATTTCTTTAGATGTCGAAAGGGGAAAGATAATTGCCATCCTTTTTGATAAAGAGGAAGAGCCTTGCCATCAAATCGTGCTCGGAGAATTTAACCCAGGTTTAATTTCTAATTTTAAATCAAAAAACATGGGAACTATGGCATGGATGCGAGAAGTTTAGAGCCCAAGGTTGACCTCGTTGGCCGGAAGTTTTTAGACGAGGATGAGACGACAAGGCTTCTTTTTAAGTATCGCCTAGAGCAAAAGAAAAACTCTTTCTTGCTCGGCGTCGTAACAGGCATTTTTCTTGGATTTATAATTCTGTTTATTAGTTTATACTTATTCCAGGGCTGGCAGTGGTAGCCATCCGGCGCTTCATAACGTCGTTATAAATATTATCACTCCCGTTATTGATGGCTTCTAAGACGGGACGGCCTAATCTTCTACCTTTAAAAACTAAACTTTTTTCTCCCAACCACACTCACACTTTAAAGACCAAAGAAATTTGCCTAAAAGAACTTCTCGCTTAAATTCAGCGGTATGATTCGCCTTGCCAGGATCTTTTGGAAATTGCTGACCTTCAACATAACGAAGGCTTTGAAGGTAATGCCAAACATAAGGAATGCTTAGCTGAAATGCCTTCGCTAAAATGATTAATCTATCAATCATTGTTAAAAAAATTGCCATTCTCGCTATTGGTGCCTTCTAAGGCGGGATAACCCCTAAATGGCCCCTCGGTCTTTTTGTTGTTTAAAACAAAGTTCAAGAAATTTGCAGAGGTCCTTTTCATCAAGGCGGCTTAGAGCCCATACAAAAAAAGAGGATTTTTTGTTTGCTGGAATTACATCCCAAAACTTTTGATAGAGGCTTTCAGGCATAGAGAAAGAAACGATTTTAGACTTTTTGAGTTTCATACTCATTCTCTCTACCAAATTTTAATAAATTAAAAAACGATCTTCCTTAGCTTCTCATAATTCGATTTCTTTTTCATTTTCCCTCCTTCGCTAAATTAAAAAACGTTCTACCCTTCGCATAAGCAAAGGTCTTCCATCCAGGTAAAAAATCAGGATTAGTCTTTTGCATTTCTAAATACGCCTTGTCTTTATCCTGTAATAAATCACTTTCCATCAAAGCCTCTTTCGAGATCCGAAAGAAAATATGCCTAAACTTCTTCGGATGCGCTTCCACAATAAAGCCCCCATCCTTATCCAGGTTTAGCCATACCCCAAACTCATAACGGTCCTTATAGCTATCTAAAGCCTCAATCGAGCCCATTACGCACCCTAAACTCATCCATCGCTTCTAAAGCTTCCAGAGCCTCCTCACGGCTTATTTCTCTACCTAGGCTAAGTTTCATGGCGCTCACCATCTCCACAATTTCTAGGGGCGAATAGAGCCCTTTAGGGGCATTCCTAACCTCAGTCATAACTCACCATAGATTTAAAGCTTAAAACCACTCTCTCGGAGACCTTTAAAAAGGGCCTAATCTTCTCTAAAACCGCTTCCGTTAGTCCTTCCTCTGCCTTAGACCATGAAAAATACTTATTGCCTTCTGGGTAGATCTTAAGAGTGGTTTTAAAATCCCCATAAGTAGCCCCATCCTCGACAAGCCGAGTCAGCTTTTCTTGAATCGACCGCTTATGCTCGTTCATCTTCTCAATCTCAATCCGAAGATTCTCAAAGTTCTTAATCAATTCCCCTATTTCGCTTTTAGTCATGATTTCGGTCCTTTCAATTCGTTAACGCAGATTTCTACCAATCTCAATTTCCTCAGAAAAATCTTCCTCAACCATTTCCACTCGACCGGCGAGCCAATTATCAGGATCTCCATCCCTCGCCTTCGCCGTTCCATAGGGCATATCGTGCATGTAAAATTCATAAAGCACTGTCGGTGTCTCACCATCTTTATAAACATAATTGTAAATTTCGATACACGTCTCGTCTGAGTAGGTTTTCGGTGACTTATTTTCCATATAATCTTAATAAGGGGTTATTAAGAAAGGGTCAAGGGGGGGCTAAAAAGGCTAATGAAATTAAGGGGTTAGTGGTAAGACCATTGTTCCACGTGAAACATTATAGATAGAGAGAGAAAAAAGGATTTAAAAAGCGAGTAGGTAAGTTTACATTTAGATTAAATTAATGTAATTTATAGGAGATCAAACTTTATGACTTTAAATCAAAAAAACAAAACTAATAAGGAGAATCGACATGACTTTAAATCAAAAAAAAGAAATTCAGGAAATGAAGACCGGCAGCGTAGGTAAGCATTCTATGCTTAACCGCCGCTGCATCCTCAGAACTTATTCGGCGGGGGTTCACATCGGCGACGTTGTGGAAATTAACGGATGCGAAGCCAGGCTCGTTAACGCCCTAAGGCTCTGGAAATGGGAAGGCGGAGGCTTAAGCCTAAGCGCAGTCGCGAATAACGGAATCAAAGGTGGAAGACTCAATCGGACTAACGAAGTTTACTTAACAAACGTTATCGAATTTATCCCGACAACACCCAAGGCCGAGGCTACTTTTTTGAATTTTATCGAAGATGAAGAGACGACGGATACGGCTGATGCAAAATAAAAACGTGCATGGTGCTGGTGATATCGTATTCAGATACGGATACGGATGCGGGAGCGGATACGGAACAGGATACGGATACGGAACAGGAGACGGAGACGGAGACGGATACGGATACGGATACGGAACAGGAGACGGAACAGGATACGGAACAGGATACGGAACAGGATACGGAGACGGAGACGGAGAAGGATACGGAACAGGAGACGGAACAGGAGACGGCTGATGCAAAATAAAAACGTGCATGGTGCTGGTGATAGCGTATTCAGATACGGAGACGGATACGGATACGGATACGGAACAGGATACGGATACGGAACAGGATACGGATACGGAACAGGAGACGGATACGGAACAGGAGACGGTTTCGGAAGCGGTTTCGGAGACGGATACGGAGACGGATACGGATACGGATACGGAACAGGATACGGAAACGGAACAGGAGACGGAACAGGATACGGAACAGGATACGGAGACGGAGACGGAGACGGATACGGAACAGGAGACGGAACAGGAGACGGCTGATGCGAGGTAAGTTTTTTATGGACAAGTTTCTTCAAATTAAATTAAATAAAACTATGAAGAAGAAGAAAAAGAATTCAGTGGGCAGGCCGCCCATGGGTCCCGACAAGAAAAGAGTGATGGTCGGATTTACTCTTCCGCCTCTCATGGCTAAGTGGCTTCGAGATAGAGCGGACAAAAGCCTTTTTATCGAAAAGCTCCTCCAAAAAGAGTTTTTGCGATTAGCCTTTCAAAGAGAAATTAATCCTCCTCCTCCCAGCGATGATGCAAAATAAAAACGTGCATGGTGATGGTTTAGGAGAAGGAAACGGCGAATGTTAAGGAGACACCTTGATTTTAAAAGTTAAGCCCACCTGTTGCAGTCAATGCCAAATCGAACTCGATATGCCTAAAAGCGTCTTCATTTTGTATGAGGTCAACACTCTGAAATATGACTCCTATTGTAAAAATTGTTCGGACAAAAAGTTGGCAGACAAAAGCACAAAATCGAAAGACTTAAAGGCCCATTGAGAGCTACGGTAACCAATGGAATTTGTAATCGCCACAGCCTATCTACTCGGAGCCATCCTTTTTTCTGTAAGCGTCTATTTTGGAATCATTAACCACCAAAAATACTCAGAATCTTTTGACCAGCTCGAACAAATCAAAGAACGATATGACATACTTCTTAATAAAAATTTCGATCGCTCTTCACCCTTTAAATCCGACCTGGAAGAACTAAAATTAAAAGACGATTTTAACGCCGGAACTTAACCTGCCTAAACCATAGCTACAAAAATTCCCCACAAACTTGTAATAAGAGTTCATTTTTTTTAAGTTTTGATCTCTAATTGACAGGATCAATCTTCGTTTAAGGGGACCCTAAAAATGCGGTTACTTGATAAAAACCCACGTATAGTTACAGAAAAACGCCTAGAAATGCTGAAAAACTCCATGTCCACTTTTGGTGATATTTCTGGAATTTTGCACAACGTTAGAACCAACAATATTTTTGGAGGTAATCAAAGAGCCAAAATTCTTGGCCTAAAAGAACCCACTATTACTAAAACCTACGACCCGCCCACCGAATTGGGCACCGTCTCCGAAGGCTTCATCGAGCACCAAGGAGAACGCTTTTTTTTTCGCAGAGTCGATTGGGATGAATCCAAAGAAAAAATGGCCATCCTTCGCGCTAATAAAAGCGCAGGCGAAAATAACCTGCCAATGGTCACAGAATTTCTTCTGGATCTCGATTCTTTTAAAGACATAGATCTGGAATTGACCGGCTTTGAATTGAAAGACATAGAAAAATTAATGACCTTCGAAAGCTTCCTAGAGCCAAAAGATAAATCTGAGCCAGGCGAGAAAAAAGTGGCTATGACAAACTGCCCCTCCTGCGGTGTGCTCCTTTAAAACTATACTTGCCTAATTCCGCGTCATTCCTTCATAATATCAACTACATAACGCCCAACCTAAGTTAAATGAGGGGATAGAGATGACAACAGATAACGTTTTAGACTTTCAGACGACCGACAAAGATGAGGTCTCTGCACCTACCAAGCAAGAAAGATATGAAAGCATGTGTAAAGAACTAGGAATGCTAGTCACAGATGCTCGACGCATTAATGCTCGCCTACAATGGCTAGAGCGTGAAATTGACCTCCTTATTATCCAAAAATAGACGAGCGTTGACGAGCGTTTTGGAGGGTCGAGTATTCCACCTGGAGCTAAATACGGCGGACGTGATTTTGTTAAGGGCCATCCTTATCTAGGCGGCCATCCTGTAAAGCTTATCCCCGAAGTAGAAGGGGTTCCGAGACTTGATAAAGGCTCCGTCAACCGTCTTATCAATAAAACCGTTTCCTATACCAAAGATGAACTAAAAGAAGTTCATGATAATCCTAAATCAACCGTTCTAGAAGTTTGGCTCGCTGCCATTGTCGCTAAGGGTGTTCAACAAGGATGTCCTGGTAGATTAGAAGCCCTCTTTAACAGAGCCATTGGACCAGTTCCTAAGCTCATTGATGCAACACTAGAACAAAACGAGATTTATTATCCTCCTCCTAACATTCAAAAAATTCCTGACGATGAATTAAAAAAACTAGTGGTCGCTCATTTAGAAGAAGGCACCCATGAACCCACTCAAGAATGAGAATGATCTACCTATATCCATTAGAGACTTCATAGAATCTGATAAGCATTTCATCCTCTCTTGTTGGTTAAAATCTTTTAGAGACTCCAAAGCCTTTCAAGGTATTCCTAACGAGAGATTCTTCACGATGCATAAAAAGGTTGTCGAAGAGCTTTTAAAGAGAAGTAAAACCATGATGCTCGTGGATCAAAAAGACCCAGACCACCTCTTCGGCTTTATATGCTATGAAATCAGAAATGATTCAAACCTCCTGCACTTCATTTATATTAAAACAGCCTTTAGAAGGCTAGGATTGGCTAAGAAAGCCATCTTCCTTTGCATCAAAGATCTAGATAAACCTAGTTATTATACCCACCAAACCTACGCATCTCCTTTTTTAGCCCCGCTTCTTAATGCAAAATATTATCCTTACGGAGTTCAACCATGAGCAATTTAGATAAACGAAAAACAGAAGTTTTAAACTCTTTCTTCATAAAATTCGGAACAGTAGCCCCGCCACAATGCTTTTGGTGCCTTAAATCTGTCGAAGAGTTCGGCATTGATTACTTCGGCCCTAGAGATGAAATTGTCGCTACAGCTAAATGTCACGGCGATCAAATTGAATTCCGGCTGAATGTGCATGAGATTATGAAACATAATAAAATCATAATGCGATCAGCCTTTCAGCCAGGCGAAGGCTCAAGAACTAACGGCAAACTTCAGACCTCTATCTCCCAAAAAGGCAAATCCAATCAAGAGGTCGCCGCTAATCTTAAAAATGAAATCGATAACGAATTAGATCAAGGAGTGAAAAGTGCGTATTAAATGCTTTAAAACATATCAGGTAGTAGAATTTGAAGGAAACAACACCACTTTTTTTCACTCTGAAGACCCGAGACATAAAGGTGAATTACAATTAATGACCGCCTCTCATGGCAATATGGATTTCATTATCGTTAAAAGAAAAGAAACAGTTCAATTCGTTCCTTTTTATAACGTCCAATACTGGGTCCCGACCCTAGAAGATCTAGAACCATTTTTAAAAGAGTTCGAAAAGCCTAAAGCAAAGAAACAGAAAGTGGCGTGACTACCCAAGCTGACTTACTAAGAGAATACCTAAGAAGAATTTACGGACCCTATAATCCCGTAGATTATTTATTCTCTCAGCAAAGAGCTTTAAAGTTTGATGAATCGACGTTTAGAGCCGCGCAAACCACTCGACGAGCTGGAAAATCTTATACGGCCGCGACCATACTTCTTCACGGCGCGGAAACGGAGGGGTCACAAAATCCTTACATCGCCTTAACCAGAGACTCTGCTCGAAGAATACTTTGGCCAACTTTGATGCAGATTATAGAAAGATGTCATATCGAATGTGAACCCGCCGAATCTAGCCTTTCCATTCGCTTTCCAAATAAAAAAAGTGAAATCTTTCTCATCGGGGCCGATCAAAAAAACTTCATCGATCGCTTAAGAGGCTTGAAAATCAAGCAAGCCATTGTCGACGAGGCCCAATCCTTTAGAGATCATATCCAGCAACTCGTCGACGATGTTTTAGAGCCCGCTCTCGTCGATCTGTCCGGCCAATTAACTTTACTCGGGACCCCTGGACTAATTCCTCGAGGTTACTTTTACGACGTAACCAACGAAAACAAAGGATTCTCGGTTCATAAATGGTCCATCTTAGATAATCCGCATATCCCTAACGCTAAAGAATTTATCGAAGAAATGTTAAAGAGAAGGGGATGGACCACGATGAATCCTACCTATCTCCGTGAGTGGATGAATCAATGGGTGCTCGATCTTGACGCCATGCTTTTCAAATTCACAAATAAGAATCTTTACTCTGAGCTTCCAGAAAAGGAATCCTGGAATCATGTCATGGGAATTGATTTTGGATATAACGATAAGACCGCTTTTTGCATATTGGCCTATAGTTTTGAGTCTCGTCATGCTTACGTGGTTCACAGCGAATCAAAATCGGAGATGATCCCGTCAGAAATCGCCGCAAGATGCCAAGTTCTGATCGATAAATACGCGCCCGTTTCCATCGTCGCCGATACCGGAGGCTTAGGTAAATCAATTGCTGAAGAAATGAGACGTCGTTATGCCATACCAGTGAAGCCCGCAGAGAAAAGAGACAAGGCCGCTCACATTGCTTTACTAAATGGCGACTTCATAGACTGCCACCTCTCGGTTAAAGCAAACCTCGAAGGCCTGATTTACGAATTGACGCACATAGAGAAGAACGAAAAGGGAATCGAACAAGAAGGCTTTCCCTCCGATGAATGCGACGCCTTCATTTACGCTTTTTTTGAGCTGAAACATTACCATTTTAAAGAAAAACAGCCGGTTTTGAATAGAAACAGCGAAGAATACTTAGAGAAACAGCTTGAAGATGAAGTTCGGCGTATGCAGAATGGTGAGAGTTGGTGGGAGAGACTTCAATGAAATTAGATAATCTGGCTATGTTAAAAAAGCTCACGTCCTTTGCCATCAAAAACAATATTCAAAAACTAAAGCTGGATGGAATTGAAATTGAACTTAATTCAAAAGCCTTTATTTCAAAAAAACAGCAAAAGATATTTGAAAACTTAGTTAATCCCTCAAAAAGCGAATCAGAGGACCTATACCGAAATGATTTATTTTATAGTGCTTGAGAGGGTTAAAAAATGGATAAAGAAACGAGTAAATGGTGGTCGCTCGATAAAAAGACGGCTCATGAGTCTATTTTCTCTGTGGTCAAAAACATGGATACGGCCCAGTCTTGGCTTAACCAAGAGTATCTTGATTTTGCTCGCCTATACGGTAACGCCGATATAATCGGTCTAACTTCCGCGACCTATTACAAAATGACTCCCGAGTTTAATTCCACAAAACGACTCACCTTAAATGTGATCAAATCTGCCATTGATACCGTAAACGCTAAGATCAGTAAGAATAGACCTAGACCAATGTTTTTGACCGATGGTGGTGATTATTCGTTGCAAAAAAAGGCCAAGAACCTGACTAAGTTTATAGAAGGCGCTTTTTACTTCACAGACCTTTATAAGCTAGGAAGTCAGCTTTTTAGAGACTCAGAAGTTTTCGGGACTGGCATTTGTAAGTTTTATCAAAGCGAAGGGGAGCTAAAGGCTGAGAGAGTCTTGCCTTTCGAGATGCGAGTGAGCGAAGCCGAAGCTTTCTATGGTGATCCTCGTCAAATGCACCAGGTAAAAACTATCTCAAGAGACGTCCTTTTGGAGATGTACCCAGAGCATCACTCTAAAATCATGCAGGCAAACGATACCGATAACCCAAATTCGTTTGACCATAAAATTTCAGACCAGATTGAGATTGTAGAATCTTGGCATTTACCTAGTGGTAAAGAAGCAAAGGACGGAAAGCATGCGATATCGATATCTAATCAGGTTTTAGAGTGGGGGCCGTGGGAGAGATCAACGTTTCCTTTTGGAATCATGAGATGGTCTAAGAGACTCATGGGCTGGCGAGGCCAAGGCTTAGCCGAGGAACTCATGGGGATTCAAGTTGAAATAAATCGAATCTTGAAAACTATCACTCAGATCTTACGTCTCACGGTCCCTAAACTATTTGTAGAAAAGGGCTCTAAGGCGGTCTTCGCCCATTTAAACAATGAAATCGGAGGAATAATTGAGTATTCAGGCGTTAAGCCAACTTACGATTTCCTCCAAGCTGTTCCACCAGATCTTTTTAATCAATTGGAGCGGTTATATTCCAGATCTTTTGAAATTGCCGGCGTCTCTCAGCTCTCTGCTCAATCTAAAAAGCCTACCGGTCTAGATTCTGGAAAAGCTCTACGAGAATTTAATGATATAGAAAGTGAACGATTTATCCTTAACGGTATGGAATATGAAGATTTCTTCATGCAAGCTGCGGAGCAGTTTATTTACCTAGCCCAAGAAGCTAAAAAAGAAGGCGGCAATTTAAAGTTAATGGTTCCTGGTAAAAAGAACGTACAGACAATCGGATGGGACGAGGTCGGCTTAGAAAAAGATCAATACGTCATGCAAATGTTTCCCACCTCGGCTCTCTCTAAAACCCCTTCAGGCAGACTTCAAGACGTTCAAGAACTCTTACAAGCTGGAATGATCCCTAAAGAAGAAGGCCTAAGGCTGTTAGATTTTCCTGATTTAGAAGGAGTCACCTCTCTCATTACTGCGGCGCAAGAAGACATCGATATGATTATTGAGGAGATGATTGAAAAGTCTAATTATCTAAGCCCTGAGCCTTTTCAAAATCTGAAATACGGAATTCCTAAAGTTCAAAGCGCTTACTTAAGGGCAAAATTAAATAAAGTTCCGGAGGCTAATCTGGAACTTCTAAGACGTTGGGTCTCCGAAGCTAATCAAATGATCGCTCCGCCCCAACCAGAAATGCCAATGGGACAGGATCCGATGCTTCAGCCCACTGGACAGCCAGCACCAGCGCCCCAAAGTGATCTATTACCTTTTCAGACCGTAGGAGCAGAGCAGCCAATGATGCCTCAAGGTCCGATCGCATAAATAATCACAATTAAATAGGAGAAATATGGATACTCAGGAAGCTTCCGCAGAGACAACAGGAACGAATGAAGAACTCATAAACCCGTTAACCCAGGTTACAACAGACAATGAAGAAATTAAAGCGGCGATAAAAACAGCCTTAAGCGGCAGTGAAGAAAAAGTCGTAGCCCAAGATCCCGACGATAAGTTCGCTTCGAAATTCGCAGCTTTAAGCCGAAAAGAGCGGCAAATCCAACAAAAAGAAGCCGAATTCAAGTCACTTCAAAGACAAATCGATGAAGAAAGAAATACTTATAAAGCTTTCTTAGATAAGAAATCTAAAGCCAAAGAAAATCCACTTGCTTGGCTCGAAGAAGCAGGACTTTCTTACGATGAAATCACAGAACACGTGCTTCGAGATGGTAAACTTCCCGGCGATCATAAGCTTACTTCGATTGAACAAAAGCTGGCTGAACTAGAAAAGCGAGAAGCTGATCGCATAAAGGAATCTGCTGAAAAACGCGCCGCGCAACAAATCGATTCTTACAAATCGGATATTAAAAAGTTTGTAAATGAAAAAGCTGATGATTTTGAATTGATAAACGCGTTTAATCAGCATGAAGTAGTTTATAGTGTTATAGAACAGCATTTTAATGATCCGACTAACTCGGACAAGAAATTGCTTTCGATTCAAGAGGCTTCAGAGATAGTCGAAAAGTATCTTGAAACACAGGTGGAGCAAGAAGCTAAAAAAATCTCCGGCCTTAAAAAACTCAAAAGCAAGCTCTTTCAACCTGAGCTAAAAACGATAGACCCGAGCCTCGCACCAAAAGCAAACACGGTGAAAACATTAACAAATCAAATGTCTCAGGAGTCACCTCCTCAGAAACCTCGATTTCTATCTGATGAAGAAAGAAAAACAGAGGCGGCAAAGTTGCTGAGATTTGTTACAGACTAACCAGACCCTTTTGGAGAATTAAAAATGTCATTAGATCTTACAAGCTTTGCGCCAGCGCTCAAGGCTTATTACACCAAAGATAAAGTCGAAAACATGGTTTATAAAAATAATCCTTTTCTAGCCATGCTTCCTAAAATGGAAAAATTCTACGGTAAGAATTTACCTATTCCAATTATCTACGGAAATCCTACTGGACGATCAGCGACTTTTGCCACCGCCCAAGCTAATAAAAACAACAGTCTTTTAAAAGATTTCGTTTTGACTCGTAACCATGACTATTCATTGGCCTCGATTGATAACGAAACTCTTGAAGCTTCACAAAATGACGCAGGCTCTTTCATGGAAGCGGCGACAGTAGAAATTGATGGCGCGATTCAATCTGCCACTCGTTCTTTCGCTACTGCTGTGTTTAGAGATGGAAGCGGATCAATCGGACGTATTAATGCGACCGTTACTGGAACGTCACTTACCTTGGCAACTACGGTAGACATCGTAAATTTTGAAGTCGGAATGAAACTTCAATTTTCGACAGCGGCTACTGTTGCTACTCTTGTTGATTCAGGCGAAGCGGTCACAGTATCTTCAATTAATCGTTCTGCCGGTAGCATGGTTGTTACGCCAAGTTTGACAACAATCGCTGGCTTAGCTGTTAACGATTTCATAAGTGTCCAAGGCGATCTTGAAGGTAAAGTAAAAGGACTAGATGCCTGGATTCCAGCTTCAGTTACTTCTACACCCTTCTTTGGTGTTGACCGAACAGCAGATTCTACCCGCTTAGGCGGCTCACGATATGACGGCTCGGCTCAACCAATCGAAGAAGCTCTTTCTGATGCTCTAGCTTTAATCGAGCGAGAAGGCGGAAGCCCAGACTATTGCTTTATGAACTATTCTAATTTCTCGAACTTGAAAAAAGCTTTGGGATCGAAAGTTCAATACGTAGATATTCCTGGTCCCGCTAGTGTTGGATTCAAAGGCGTTATGATTGACGGTAACAAAAACCAATTGAAGGTTTTAGCCGATCAAAACTGTCCCTCTGCCGTAGCTTACATGCTCCAAATGGATGTTTGGAAATGCTACAGCTTAGGTATGGCGCCTAAGATTCTTGATTCTGACGGATTAAAGACGCTTCGAGAAGGTACAGCAGACAGCGTAGAAGTTCGAGTTGGATACTATGCCCAACTTGGTTGCCGCGCTCCTGGCTGGAATGGTCGAGTAACTTTAGCTAGCTAATGGTAATTAAAAACGGGGCCCTAAAAAGCCCTCGTTTTTCTAAGGAGAAATAAATATGGCAAGTAGAATTTTTAGTTCACTACAAGCTCTCGATAAAGAAGTGAAGATTTTGTCTGGATTAGTAAGTATCCATACAGACGCTTCTATTTTATCGCAGACGCTTTTAGGCGGAACTTTCACTAAAACTGGTACAGGCGAATACACGCTGACTCTTCAAGATACATATCCTGAATTGTTGACTTGTTTAGTCACTGTTGAGGCGGCAGCCGCAGTCGATCTCGTTGCACAATTAAAAAGCCAAACAGTTTCTACTACGAAACTAGTAGTGATTAATTTGAATGCAGCAGCGACGCCAACAAATCCAAGTGCAGCATGTAAAATTCATGTAACACTTGTTCTTAAGAACTCAACCATTCAACCATAAGAAGGAGTCTTTTTATGATGATGGCAGATGAGCCTAAGAAAATG